TAGTACCCTTTTTGAGGTCAAAGAATCCAGAGTAGCCTGTAAGGTCTGCTATGTTTCCGTTAGCTGGTGCACTAAACGTAAATGCAGGTAGACGCGAAGAAAGAGTAAAACCATCATCTCCATCATCTCCGTTGTCTCCAGCTTCTCCTTGCAAACTAAACTCTACATCTTTAATGTAAAGAGCGTTAGTAGCTGAGCCGGCCGTCACACCATCGCCGCCCATTCCTGACCATCTCAAAAACTGTAGACTTGCTACAACTGCATCAGTAGGTACGGTATATACAAATGTTCTAACCTGCCACTCTGTAGATACTGCAGCATTGCTAAGTACACTACCGTTTAAGAAACCTGGTACCGCTGAAGAAGTATTGGTTACGTCTTTAACTCCTGTCTCGTGAAAGCCTCCACTAGCTACCGCAGTATTTCCTGAAGATAAAACGTTAGTGTCTGCATTGATTCGTGCGTAGAATCCAGCCGAGGCAGCTGAATCTGCTTTGTATGCGAAACTTACATCGTACTTCTGTCCAGCAATAACAGTTTTAGCCGGCAATACCATGGCTATCTCATTATCAATACCACCTGCGTCTACTAATTTAACAGCATTATTAATTGTACTAAACGTAATGTCACCTACTGCAGCACTTCTAGATCTCATGAACCTATCTACTAGTTGTGCGGAGACAGCACCATCTTCACCGTCTTCACCGTCTGCTACAACTCGTGTTCCGTAGAACTCTAGAGTTGCTTCTGCGGTGTACTCTGTAGTTCCTACCGTATCGGTCATCACACATCGTATAATTTTTGGCAGCCCAGATAAATTAGTTGGAAGAGTAAACGCCTGAGTAGCATTATTGCCTGCGCTAGGTACTGCGCTGAAAGTTCCACCTGGCACTGCTACCGTCCATACGTAGCTTTGAGTCCCTGCAACATTTCCTGGTACAGCTGTTAATGTAACTGCGTTAGGGTTTGGATTTATCGAGTCTACATCGTACTGTATAAAGTTACCCGACTGCCCGTTGGCACCTGAAAATATAGTAAGAGTTCTTGGACTTCCCGCAGGTTGGTTTGTTCCTACAACCCCGCCGGTAGCACTGGTAGGGTGGAAAGGCGAGAACGATTCTTTTATTTTTACTGCGCCCGTACCTGCTTCTTGAACACGCACTGCGTAGCGCACCCAGTAGTATCTATCTACAGAGGTTGCAGAACTAAGTATTGTATCTGTGTACTCTACTTCGTCGCCTAATGTAGCTATCTTTTTGGCAACGAAAAACAAAAGTACGGTTTCGTCTACTATCTCTACCGGTGCAGATAGGGTTATAGTGGTGCCGTTTATGGCCTGAACCACTAAATTAGTAGGAGAGTTTCTGTACTTAACTAGCTGTCCTACAGCAATTCCAGTATTACTACTAACTACTACGTCAGTGTAAGCTGCGTTACTGTTAGGAGCAGAGTTAGCTGTTATAGCTTGAGAAATAGATCTACTATTAGTATCACTTCTCCACACTTCTAGAAAGTGGGTAGTAGGTCTATAAGACGCACTATGTACCCAAGTCAGACCAATACCGCCAGCACTAGGTGCAGATGTAGCTAGTGCAGTAGGGGAGTCTGGTATAGGTTTTATTGCGATACCGCCAGGTGTAAAGAGTGTGTCTACGCTTTCCTGAGTACTGTCTACCACGTAAGCATCATTATTATGCTCGTCCGCAGTTATAGTAGCTAGACAATCTGGAGAGTAGGTTATGCTGGTTATACGGAAAGACTTAGTAGCCCACCCAAATCTAGGGTAGGTTATGCGTATAATTTCCCCAGGCAACAACGCGTGTCCTTGTGGACCTATTTTAAAGTTTACAGTTAAGCCGTATCTAGACTCTTTTAGTTTCTGTACTATGTTGAAGCGAGCATTAAAATAGTTAGTTATGCCCCTACATTGGTAAGAGAGATTCTTGGGTAGACCCTTGTCTTCTTTCAAAAACTTTGAGTCAAAAAATGAAATATCTCTATTCTCAAACTTATTCTGAGGGTCAGGAAATGACAAGTTAGCAGAGTTAAAAGTTTTCTTACTGCCAGAATCAGTAATCTTTAAGTCACCAATTATATCTCCTGCATCTATATCTTCTATTGCATCAAAAGTAGAAGGAGCTTTAGACTTAATCTTCAGTTGGTACTTGCCCAGTGAATAACGTAACATGCCGTTAAACTGATCCAGCATCTTATTTACATTAGTAAAAAGAGGTTGAGAAGTATTAATAGATTGGTTCATTTGGTGACGAGTAGCATGTCTTTGTGTGTTATCGTCCCACCCGATATATTTCCAATACTTTATATCATCAGCATCATATAATGAGTACCCTGATCCACTAAAAGTATCAAAGTTAGTAGTATATTTTTTAACTACAGGGTTATTATTTCCTGCTTTGAACGTTGTAACGTCTAGTGCTATTGTTCCTGGTGAGCCACTGCCATATACTTTAGTAAGGCTCAAAGACGTTTGAGTCGAACCCGTGAAGCTACTCTGTTGACCAGCTGTTGCCTTTTTTAGTACTCCGTCGGCAGGGTTCCAGATAAGCTCCTCTGTTACCCAAATACTATACTTATTCCATTTTTTGGCTAACTTTCCTAATACATTTGTAAAAGTTATCTCTGTGTAGGGGTTCCCCCCTACAGTACGTTGTACAGAACTTTCTACTGTACCTCGAAAATAACCAGAGACACTCCCCGCAGTACCATAGCGGTATTGAGCTCCGTTTGCAACAGTAACACTTCCGTTAGCTACTACTGTAACTGTACTTTGCTGATCGCAGGCTGCTGCTGCAGATTTAAACGTAGGTAAATCTATATCTGATTCTTTTAGACCTTTACCGTACCTCTCTGAAGTAAGATAATCTAAGAGTTGCATAGCAGGGTTAGTACTTGGTCTTTCGTCAATACCTGTAAACAGCGTAAATGTATCTGTTTCTCCTGTTTCTAAACCGAAACCAGGCATATATCCTGTATCCCAAGGAACATCTACTATAGCTACTCTAGAAGCATGGTAGTCTGTGATTTTTCTTGTTTGCACATACGTAGTACCATCTACCAAAGTTCTTGTTAGCTCAATTGTTAGGCCCACGTACATATTTGGAGTAGTACTTGCTCCTGAGTGCAGTTGTATACCATTACTTACTATAACTGTAGTGATACTACTGCTGCCAACGTTACTCCAGTTTGAAGTACCTAGATTAGAGATTATGTTTGATCCGGCAGTATATAGAAATCCAGCGAAGTTACCCGAAGCAAAAGATGGATTAGCGTTAGAAACTAAACTAACCGTAGGATTGTTTAAAGACAACGCAGCTTCTACAGGAGAAGACCCTGATATAGTTAATTGTTTGTTTCCTCGTGCACTTACGGTGTTGCTCAAAGGAGCAGGTACAGCTGTGTCTTTTGCTACATAGGCGTCATGAGTTGCCATATACCATCTGTGAGAACCATATCCCATGTAAAAGTGCGTATTTTCAGGTATATTTGGGTAGTCACCCGTACTGTCCTGTACTTTAAATCTATACTCGGGCAAGCCGTCCGCCCCATAAACAAACCACTTATCCGTAATTGTAAAGTTGCCTGATATAAGCGGGTCGCCGTTGCTAGTCTTCTTTAGGTTGACAGTGTGGCCTACCTCAAAGTTAAGTGGGTCTGCGCTTCCAAATCCAGCTCTCTTATCTTTGGCGTAAGAATTATCATAGTTGTAGCATTTTACCGCCACACCTCTAACTACCATCTTAAATTTAGGTAAGTCTGTTTCGCCTTCGTCTATTTTGAATTTGGCGTGTATATAAGAAGTATCCAGTACCCTGTGATTAGGCCCCCAGTACATCTCTTTACCTTCGTAGTAGTCTTTTTGTACCTTGAAGTTTTTAAGTACTCCACCTGCTGTAGTGGCAGTAGTTTGGGCAATAGAGACTAGATCGTTATCTGCTTTTTGGTACCCACCACCATTATGGAACGTCAAGTCTGTTTTTAACGGGTTGTCAAAAGAATATGATAGCCCATGTAGTATACCTGTATTACCTACAGGCGCGCTCAGTAAAGTATAATTAGGTACACTATATGACTCTGTTAAAGGGACTACGCCTGCATTACTTTGTACCTTAAACCAATCGGTTTCGCCTACGTTACTAGTTGTAACTAAGACAGGTTGATTTTCAACGGCATTATACCCTCTTAACGTATTGCCACGATTTTGATAGCCTTTACATAAGAAATCCGTTCTTCCATCAGAGTCAGAAGCGGCTACATTTGTGCCTCGAACATCAAAATCAGATTCATCGGTACAAATAGAACTGTTCCCGTTAAGATGTATATCATACAGGCCTGTTATAGGGCCTTCCGCTATCGCGTAGCATGAGTGTACTTCCGTAGACTCGTGGTTTCTAGTATCTACGAAGAAGGGTATAGTATCTACTCTCTGTACTCCATATACTACAGGTAGATATTTGGCTTGCAAGTTGAACTTAAGATCTAGTTCGGTAGGTACATCGTACTCTACTTCTTTAGTATCTACGTCGCTAACCCCTCCATACCAGTTTTTATCTACGTCAACCTCTACTCGAGTTTCAGTTTTCTGGTATACTGCTGTAAGATTTACTGACGTGGTTGCGTGTGCAAAACCTAAATCGTCTGCATAAGCTTCCCGTATGGCAGCTTCCCTGTCTGGCAAACCGTCAGCGTTTACAGCTCTATGTGATGTATCTTCCGTTCTTCGTCCTTGTACTCTATTAAAGTCCGCCCAATGACTGGCTGCCGTCCACGTAATAGTAGAGGACCCAGGTCCATCGGTTAGAGCAGCTTTAGATATGATCCCTCGAAAAGTTAATATACCGCCCTGAACACTACCGGGACTATTATTTGCTCCTCCGATTATACTTCCTGCTGAAATAGTGTCGCCATTAGATAAAGTAGTAAACTCTGTAGCAATAAATACTTTATGTACGTAAACTTCTCGATTAATATAGCTAGTATACGAGGTAGCTTCTTTGGCTGTTGTAAGGGCGGTTAGCTCTTCGGAAGCAAGATCAATACTGGCAAAAATAAAATTCGTTATAGTGGGAATTGTATCTAACGCTGTATAAGTAAATCCTAGGCCATTGTTTGTGAAAGTATTAATACGAACAGATATATCATTATACGCAGAATTAGCAGACTTAAATGTTACTTTGTCCCCTTCTCGAAAACCCGCCTCTACAAAGTCCCCGTTAGTAGTAACTATAGCGCCATCACTACCTGCAGTAGTATTTCCACCGTTAGTATAGGGAAGCGTCACTGTAGAGTCCAAAGTAGAGGAATCGAGTACTATATTAATACTCGATGCTTTCGCCTTTATAGTCTCGTTTACAGAACCAGCTTTAACAAGCTTGTTTGCTCTATATACTTGAGGTCCATTACCATCGCCATCATCAAACACGATATCATAAGGTGCGTCTGTTATATAAGTATAGTTTTTAGAGTCTGTAGAAGCTACTCCCAAATATTGAGATACTTTTGTAGGTCGCTCAAACTTTAATAAGTGAGCATATGTAAAAGGCACATTATCAATAAGTGCCTGTTTTAGTGTTGCATTAATTTCTCTAAGTGCCATTACGGTTGGGCCTCCTCTAGACTGAGTGATAGTTTGTATAAGTTATTAACGTCTAAGTTGTACCCTATATCCTTTTGTTTATTGATTACTCGGAACTTTACATCTGTAAAATCCACAGTGGTGGTCGATGATTGTACAGATCTCTGCAAAGGCGGAGTAAAGCTAATTTTAAGCTCATTTATAGTAGGCTGAGGATTTGTCGAATAATCGTCATTGTGTTCTACTCTAGTAATCATATATACTTTTACATGATTGGTATCGTTAGTATCTGTTATAGTAAAAATGTCTCCTGGAGAAGGAGTTTTGTGGGTGTCAAGAACAAACGTAGTACCAGACTTAGTATCTAACATGAATGAATCTTTACCCGCCGCTACATTAGCAGTAGGCTTCAAAGCGCTAGTAGCTAGGTAAGTAGCAAAAGTAGCGTTTTGTGGGGCAATGTATTGAGGCAGCGACACAAAGAACGCAGAGGTAGCACCTTTCTTTTGAAGAAGAAAAGCGTGCATAGGCTCAAACTCGGCACGAGTAAGTGGGTTGTAGCTTATGCTTATTTCCCACTTATGTCCTGCTATATTACGAACAATTGCTCGCCCAGAGTTAGTTCTAGTAGTCATACTAGGTAGCTGAGATTTTAGAGAGACGGAAGCATACCCAGGTCCATTGACAGGAAGCGTTCCAGTGCTAGCCCCCGCGGGGGTTATTGGATTATTCGGATCCGGTAGTACATGTGTAAATGCCATTAGATTGTTGCTCCTTCACTCGCAGTATCCACGTTCTCTAGGAATGTGTCTCCTACTTGGTTTGCTGATTCTCTTATCATTGCTATTATATTTGCTCTCTGTCTTATTAATACATCTTCTACACCTGCTGAATCCATCGCTGAGATATTAAAACTTACGTTAGACCCCGCCCCGCCTGCTGCTGCAGTATCTCCTGCAGGTACAATTGTTCCTGGTGTGTCAGGCATAAATAGTTCAGGTCCTTGCTCTCCTACCATGAACCCTGTACTACCTCCGGCTGCTCTGTAACGAGCTCCAGTAAATGCAGGCTTAAAGTTGTTAGCATTTCCTAAACCTTCTCGACCGCGAGCATATCCTAATTCACCTACAGCACTCTGCGACTTCGATAGATCTACTGAATTTGATCTTTCTCCTTGAGAGACAGAGCTTGGACTTGAAGCTGCTCCTCCGGCAGATGCGGCACTACCACCGCCTTCGTACGAGGTTGACTTAATAGCGGCCAACTGTGCCAAACCCATAGCTAAGTTAATTGCTACCATTGGCATACCTAAAGTCGCAGGGCTTGCGGCGATAGAACCTGCTACTGCTTGAGCAGTAGATATAATTACAGAAGCCATCTTCATCTTCTTCTCTTTCTCAAAAGCTTTCTTTTTAATAGACTCTTTTTTCTTTTCTAGAGCCGCTATTTTTGCTAGACTTTGTTTTGATTTTCCGTCACGCTTTCTTTCTGCAGCAATTTCTTTATCTACACTTGCTACCTTAGCTTTTGCCTGCGCTGCAAATATACCCGACATTGCGGTAACTGCTGTAGCAGCTACTGATAGCCCTTCTTGCATACTAATTTTTCCGCCTTCCATTGCGGTTTGCATGGTTTCGCCTAAAGTAAGGAAGCCGCTTATAGCGCTGCTCATAAACTCTCCCTCTGGACCCATTTTGGCTAACTCTTCATTCATAGGGCTTACGAAATCTGCTACCTGAGAAAAGGTTTCCATTTCTACTTTCTTGTCCTTACCTTCTCCGGTACTTTCCATGCCGCCCAATACTGCGGTAGTCTGCGCTGCAGCTCCTGACAAAGCTCCTTCGGTACTCTTTATTTTTTCTATTTCGGCTAACTTGGTTTTTATAGCTAACTCTTCTCTCAGGTTTATTAGCTCTTGTTGCTTGACAGGATCTTTTTCGGCAGTAATCTTTGCTTCTAATATCTTTTGATCTAGTAAGGTTTGAGATAAAGTAATCTGTGCACTGACTATTTTATTTCTCTCCGCCCCTAAAAAGCCTGCAATATTGTTTGACATATTGAGTGCCTTCTGTGCAGCTTCAATTGCTATTAAGTCATTTATGTATTCCTTGGTATTTACATTCTCTCCTAACGCTTCACTGAACTTACTTAGTGCTTCAGAGGCGAAAGCAGAGTCTGGGCCAAGAGCTTTACCTGCTGCTACTGCTACACCATTAGCTTCTGTCTCTAGCGCCTGTAAAGAGACTCGAGCTTTCATTAGATCGCCAGAACCAATATTTTGCCTAATGTTAGAGATAGAATCATCTAGTGCTCTCATTCCGCTTGTTGCAGCTTGAGAAGCTAGCTCTAATCTTTGGACTTCTGAGGTGTCTCCACTCTTTAAGGCGTCCCCTACTTTCGAGCTTACCTTGCCTACTTGAGAGAACTTAGACTGAACAGCCGCCATCTTTGTAGGGTCGCCACCTGCAGAGGCCATAGCGTCTCCTATTCCTAGGCTACCTATGGCGTTGAGAGCAACTGATTCTCTGTTTAAACCATTCTTTGTTTTTAGCTTTCCTATGATACTATCTAGATCTTCTTTCATCACATCTAATGTCTCATTAAATGCTTCTTGTTCTTCTTTTGCCACTCTTGTAGCTGTTGCAGTATCTTCCATGTTCTTTAAGAAACCGCCTATCGAGGACTTCTCAAAAGAACCAGATAGATCGGATACCATTTGAATACCGTCTTCCATGCTTTTTGGAAGCAAGAATTTAGGTATAGAACTAACTATCTTATTGAAACCGGCTATAACCCCGTTGATGATAAAATCAATACCGCTTAGTATCTTTTTGACCAAAGTAAATGGAGCTTCCATTATCTTTTGCCCTATTTCCCACACCATCATAAGTGCACCGATAATACCTGCCATTTTCATAGCTTTGCCTACCATCTTACCAGTGAATTGAGCTGTCCTACCTATGGCGCGTAGTGCTCCCGTTCCTGCTCTTTTTGTCTGTAGCCACATTTTCTTTACTACTAAACCTGTGCGCTTGAACTGTTTCTGTATAGAGAAGTTCGTTTTCTTAGAGTACCGAACTTGCTGCTTTAAAGCTCTTCGCATGATTTGTATATCTTTCATACTTGTTTTTTTGAGAATTTTAGACTTAATCTCTCCATGCTTCTTAAAGTCATCTTCCGCGCGCTTAAGCATCGCACGAGTCTGCCCTATCTGAGCTTTGGACATTTTGTCCCCACCAGCAAGCTTACCTATTAAACCACCTTTAATGCCGGTTCTTTTAGCGGCATTTCTGGCAATCTTATTGGCTCTTTTCTGTTGATCACCTGTCTTCTTTATCTCTCTGGTGACATTGGCGAGATTTGCTTTTGTACTATCCAACGCTGCTTGTTGCCCTTCATCGAATTCTTTAAACTTATTTTTAACCCCGTCCAGAGGTACCATCATTTTGAATATACCAATACCTAAAGCACCGAAAACGGTGACAGCAGCTACTGCGTTACTAGAGATTATATTGGCCATGCCCTCGAAAAGAGGTAGAACCATTTGAGTACCTGTTTTTGCCAAATCCTCAAAGGTTTTTGACAGGCGTATGAAGGCGTTTGTTTGTGCGGGGACTTTACCAAACAGTTGATCTGCTTGTTTCATTGTCTCTAAATAAATGGCTTGTGAGCGTTGTGTATCTGTCAAAGAATCTGCAGTAGTATTTAAAGAAGCCGCATAGCTCTCCGTAGCTGTTTTGAGTCTTAAAGTAATACCCAATTCATCTAGTAATTCTGGTTCCGCTTTAGATACACCTCTTAGTAGTCTATCGAAAGAATCCCCAAAATCTCTACCAAGAGCAGTAGATGCTTTGCGAGCGGCTACAGCTAAGTTATCTAACTGTTTAGGAGAGAAACCTTTGGCTAAGCCAATACCTGCAGCTTGAGCAGCTTCTTTAAACCCTAGCATGCCGTCACTGGCATTGCGAAGCCTATCGGTTACACTTCCTAGTGCTACACCTGTATTTGCTGCATAAGATATTTGAGACTTCTCTAGGTTAGATACGTCTGCTGCGTTTTTAAAGAAATTAAATGCGGCGCTAAGGGCGAACACGTTAGCGGCAAGAGTTGCGTATGCACCTACTAAAGAGGAGCTGCCCCCATTGATAGTCTGTGCTTGTTTGGCGAATCCCTTAGTAGAATTACTAGTAGCTCCCGAGACACCTTTTTCTTGTTTGTGGTAGCCTCTTCGTTTCTTACTAAGTTTTTCGGTGGAAGTGGCGAGCTTATCTGTTGCCTTGGAAGCTTTTTTAGCTTCACCGGATATAACAGATAAGTCCCCATTATCATCAATCTTTATGCGTATTTTTACTTCGCTTCCCACGTTATTTTCTCTTTAGCTTATCCCTTTCACGCTTCATATACTCTGCGGATTGGTTTATAGCTCTTGAGTCTAACCAGTTTATAAGTTCCAGGAAGAGCTCAGTATCTTCTATTTCGTACGCTTTAATCAATTCTGTTAGGTTGGAGTAGTCCTTCCCTAGATACCCTATATCAGCTACGAGCCTGTCCCCTAACATATTGAATATGCTTATGCTTATCTGCACTATGTTAGGTAGATCTTTCCACTCTACGGGTATTTTTTGAGGGTCGGGCTCCGTACCCATTTGTTCGCAGATCTCAAAGTATTTATCTGCTGTTACTTTTGCTTCGGCGTTGTTAAAGAACTTAGTCAGCCGTTCCCACAACTCCTCCTTCTCCGACTGTACGAAAGTTGTCTAAATCAAAGACTACCTCGTTGAGCCATCCATCAAATTCCGCTGATTGACTTACTAAGATTTCTGCATTTTCTACAGAGAAATCTAACTCTTGTGATAAATCTACTCCCTCGGTTTCGATAAGAATCAAAGTCTCTAGATGCTCTAGTGTGAGACCTTTCCAGTTCTTGATAACTGCTTGAGTGAAGTACTGTACAAACTTCTCTTCATCAAGTACTTCTTCCATTTGACGAGTTTTACGGTCGAGCTTTTGGCTAACACATCTCTTACGTAAGTTTTGAAGTTCTTTACGAGAAAGATTAACTACTTCTACTTCGAATCCTGTTAGTCCTGGGAATTCTACCCATGCTGATTTGCTGTCTATGATTAAATTTTTCAGTTGCATTTAAAAGCCTCCTTAGGCTGTTGTGTATGTTAAGTAATTGGTAAAAGTGTCTGCATTACTTGCCAGTCTCCAGTCATATTGATTTGTCACAACAGAACCTGGAGAAACTCTGCTTGTGAAGTTAATTGGTGCTTCTAGTTTTATGCCGTAGTTCGCGGAACCTATTCTACTATATAATATAACTTGTAGTGTGGCACCTTGTGAGTAAGTAAGAACAGGTGCTGTAGCGTAGTAGGTCACACTCCCTGCGATATTTCTATTACTAAGGGAGAACCCAGAAGGGTATTGAACATTGGTGCCGGGCTCTACGGCATCTACTTCTGTTAATGCTTTATGCACTGTCTGATAGCCTGTCCAACTTACAGCGTTCTGTAGTTCCATGTTTATAGATGCAGCATGCTCACTTCTATCGTGTCCTGTAGCGCTATAGCTAGTTCCAAAGTAATGATCAGTAAGCGGAAGAAAACTTCTAGTAGCGGATCGAGCAACTACATTGGCAGTAGTAAAAGTGGGTATAGTCGAAAGCGCACTAAAGGCTGCACTTATATTACCTAGACTGTCTACTATCTTGCCTCCGTTTATGGAGGTTGTGCTCGCCAGATTGTTTATAGAAAGTTTTGTTCCTTGACCACTTAACTCTAAAGATATAGGTGCGCTATTTGATGCAGTAAAGTTACCGCTAGTAAGTACACAATCTTCTATGGAATATACTACTGCGTCAATTATAAAAAATAAGTTGAAAGTATTTAAGGTATGCTCTGTATTTAAGTCTACTAATAAATTGAATACTACATCAAAGTCAGATTCTTTAAGTAATGGTATAGTAAAACCAAAATCAGCTGGGTTTGCCTTGGAGATAGAGCCCGCCTGTACAAGGCTAGAAAGACTATGTAGTGTCTTTTGTTTGTATGTGTGTTCGGTAAAGGTCTGAGAGAAAGATATCCCATCAGGAGTTATATCTAACTTATACGTATCAGTTCCCACAGTAGGCTGCAAGTAAACATCTGCATTCTCTAAAAACTGATAAATATCCACACTGACTCCAGATCCCGGCCTAGGGCCTGTTCATAATTTCTTCTGTATAGTATATGATAAACAACCTATCATGTCAAGATTTATTTTTAGGTACTAGGTTATCGATGATGATCTATACGTTAATTTTACGATGTCAGTGTCGTTGGATAAAAGTGGCTGAGTATCTTCTGCAGAGAAGGATACAGAAAAGGATGCTATATCTCCGCCTGATATTTCGGGATTGACTAGAGTGACCTTAGGCATCTCGAACTTCAGTCTATTTGTACTAGGTGCGAATCCTCCCATATCAATGGTCAACGGAAGAATCTCTATGGTATCATCAAACAAAGAAGAGATAAACTCTTTAGTGTCTAAACCATTGTCGTCCATTATGTAGCCAGAGAAACTTCCGGATACTTGTAGAGACCCCGAAGTGAAACCGATAGGGCGATCTTTCTCTTTTAGCAAAGGATAAGTTATAGGCATTAACCCGTTGTTTATGCTAACACTTGCTGCAGTAATAGGGAAGTTTACGCCAGTTCTGAATGTAGCTACATATCCATGATCATTTCCCGCTAATCCCGGTACTTCACCACGTCTAGCTCCACCTGCAATATGTCCATTGCTTACTGCTAATGAGTGTGCAAAAGTATCGGTATCGGCCAACCTGGAAGGGTGAAACGTACGTCCTTCAGACCAAGATTTTCCGTAATCAGTAGAGTTCCAAATGTACCCGATGCCTGCAGCATTTATTCCGTTGGTGTCGAACGTATGACCGCCTGCCACAATAGTAACATTCTTACCGTTCTCAGACGTGTCCATATCTACAGGCAGTCCGAAATAATCATTAACCTCTAAATCAGCAAAGTCTACAGTTAGTGGAAGCAGAGTAGTTACATGATTAAATACGCCTAATGTCGGAGTAGTATTATAGACAAATACACCCCCTGTATTACTTAAGCCATTCAGTACATCTAGCCCGTGCTCTCCAATGATCATGGTACCTTCTGCAAGCTTGACTTGGCGATTCCCTGTTGATGCTCCGGTAGGCAAGTATTTTCTCTCTGCTAGCGACCAGTCTTTTCCATTATTTGTGGACTTGAAGGAGTAGTAAGTACCGGCACCTTCTCCAGAAGCACATACTATAGCCACTCCGTCATATATAGCTACTCCTCTACCGAAATAATCGTGTGCTGCACTGGTGCCGCCATGATCTGACCCAACTAAATGCTCTCTCTTAGTCCACAACGCTCCTTCTCTTCTATAAATAGCGGCGCTGCCTGCTTTGTCGTTGCCTGTAGAAGTATTATCTAGCCAGCAACCTACAATAAGCATGTTGTGATATAAAGACACGTACCTGCCAAATTCTAGGTACGTATCACCGGTAGCGGTGCCTGTAGGGTCTATAATTGCTTCTTGCTGCCACAGGTCTGCTTTTAAGGAGAAGATATTTACACGGCCTGTAGTATTTGTACCTCTGCCTTGTTCTCCTATTGCTACCTGCCTACCGCAAGGTGAGATAGAAATTGGACTACCATCATGGGGTCCTCCAAATTGTGCACTTCCTTCAGGTGAGAAGGAAAATAAAGTCTGTTTAAATACCCAAGCGTTAGTAGCTTCATCAAATTTAAAAACTTGTACTGAGCCTGCATCTCCTGTGGCAGTATCATCTCCATATGCGGATACCATCAACCAAGGGTACTGCATGTCCATTGCCGCTCCAAAATAATCATACGATGTAGGCGAATCAGGAAGCATGCCACCACGATAAAGAACTTCTTTACTTTCTTGCAGACCAAATTCCATGCTACTAAGTTTATTTACTATGTAGTTATCTGTTAGCGCTAACCCCGTTTTGTTCTCACACATTGAAGGGTGGAAGGCAGCCTTAAAGAAGTGCCAAGAGTGTATATTCTCGCCTTCAAAAACTAAACTATCATTTACAGATAGACCTAAAGTAGTACAGTCTATTCGCCCTCTACCCTCCTGGTTCATAACCCAGTTCGTACTAAGACCTACAGCGTGGTTGACCCCGGCTGGAGATAACAAAATAGCAAAATACCTTTGTCCGTTGATAACCACAGAATCGTAGCTTCTAGGATTGTAGCGGGCATTTAGTGTTATGTAGTCTGCTGTAATGCTGGTCACAGTTCGGGTAGTAGTAGCTACGCTTAATCCTGTTCGGTTTTCTAGACATCTAGTTAATATATTGCCATTACTCAATGTGAAGCTATAGTTAGTACGACCCATTGCACCGCCTAAAGATAATGCTTTTGCAGTATCTAACGTATGGGATAACTCCCAAGTTGTTTCGTTTAAGTTGTATTGGTATAGCTTGCCTCTACCGTAATTCGTATCGGTAGAGCCCCAACGTGAGTAATCGTCTGAGCCTGCGACTAATAGTGTAGTTCCATCAAAGTCTATGTGGCGTCCGAAATAATGTTGCGTTGCTGCAAGAGGAGACGCTATAGTTTGTGTAAGGGACCAAGCTGTTCCATTATGTGTAATTACCAGCACTGCACCGCTATCAAAAAAGCCGGACTGTGAGTCTATGTAGGCCATGCCAAGCATGACGGTACCGTAAGTTCCGCCCTGGCGGTTATATTTACATATTTCGTTCTGTGCTGCTATTGGTTTACCGACGGCCCAGATAAATAAAGTCTGCTCTAGTGACCAAGTTTCTCCCGCGTCTGATGTAGTGTAAAAATAAAGATTTTGTCTGCTCGGAATAACAATTCTGTCTCCATCTATCTGCACACTTCTTCCGTATTGCTGGTCCGTTCCATCTGTGTTATATAATATAGCCTTTTGCACCCATGCGTTGTTTACAAGCTTCCATACAACTGCTGCACCAATATCATCGTTTAAACTATCTCCGGAATCGTGCCCAGATACACCTGTTACTAAATAGTCTCCACTCATTGCTACTGATTGACCTAGTCTATCATCATCATAGTCCCCTGAGACTCCGTCATCGTCACCATTATCCTCGTCAAAGTCAGGACTAGAATAAGCCGCTACAAGAGTCCAAACTCCTGCAGATCTAGTAAAGTAGTAGAATCCTCCGTCTCCGCCCAGGCGATTGACTGCACCTATAACAAGTTTATCCCCTTCGAGAGCCATAGAGACCCCGAAGTACTCATGGGATCCCGTCTCAGTAGGTCGTAAAGTCTGTTGAAACTCCCACGTACACCCACCATCATTTGTTACATACACATGAGCAGCACCATCGTAGTTATTTGTATCAGGGGCGTTTTCCCATGAGTGTGCAAATATTGCAGTATTGCCTTCCATTGCAGCCATTTTTCCACTGTCAATGTTGCCGCTTCTATGTTGTGGCGAGTTATCTGCAGACTGTACTAAATCCTGTGGGTCGAACTTTTCTAGATGCGTTCCGTACCCGCTCCAGTTGATTGTTGCCATAGAATCTATAGCTACGCTGGCATTTGCGCTATTTAGCTTGCAACCTCTTAGTTTATACCCAGTCTTATTTTCAAATACAAAGTACAAATTAAAGGTATCTAGTAGCTCGTCTCTTGACATCGTTACTACTTGTGATGCTGCTGATACTGTAGAAGGGGAATTAGCATATGAAGTGGCGGAACCCTTGGAAACTAGCTCCCACAGTACATCTTCCACTGCTCGCTCCTTAGATCCTTGTGTAAAAGGTCTAACGAAAGTCGAGAAAGAGAAGTTTGCAGGAGCATAGCTAGCTTTTATCTTTTTATTAAATCTATTTAAGGAGTTTCTTGTTGTACCTCCCCCCACTAAAGTAGGAGTAGCTAACTCTACTGATTCAGATCCCTGTGAGAACGAAGGGGTGCCTGTAACAATAATCTGCCACAAGTGGCCATCCTTGCTCTCAAGGTATACCTTAGTTTCATTACCATAATAAAAGTCATTAGCCATATTCTATATTCCAAAGAAAGGGGCCGAAGCCCCTTGCTGTTACTACTTAGTTATTAAGCGAAGTAAGCGATTGAACACTCGTCGGTGCCGTCAATGAACTGAGGAAGTGCATCAAAGGTAGCCTCTACAGATACAACATCGTCGAAACTATGTTGTGGAATCTGGAAGTGTGAGTGATTACACTGAAAACGCAATCTAGGAGTAGCTGAAGTTGTGCCACCGATATTAACAGTTAAGTCAAACTCATTGGTAATCTTACCTGTTGAAAGAGTTAAATCTTCAAACAAGTCTGCAGATCCAGCCGCAGCATCGTCCAAGTAACAAGTTAAAGAACCTGAAACACTTCGAGTTCCTGTAACATGGCCAATAGGCTTATTAACAACGCCTAACTCTTCTGGAGTTAAGAAAGTAAGGTTATTAGAAACTGTAATGTTTCCGCCGGTTAAGACCAAGTTGTAAGAACCTAAGATTGATTCACTTGCAGATGCAGTTAGAGCCAAAGTACTTAGTCTGTTTTGGATAAAGTTGCTTGTGCTTGTAATCTTCTCATCTATAGTTGTTGTTGGAGCAGACCCTTCAGTAATAGTAGTGCCCATGCCCGACCAGTTAATTGTTGCAATGCCTTCGATATCAAAATCAATACTTGCTTCGTTGAAAGCAGCACCGTTGATTTCATAAGCCATAGAGCCAGAACCTGATTCATTAGGGATTACAAACGTTAATACAACTCCAGAAGCCAAGGTTGGTACATTAGACTGAGTAAACTCAATGTTCAAGTCGGTACCATCTGAAGTAGAAACTACAGATGAGCCACGTTTCATATCACCGGCTGTCCAAGTGTCTGCACCTAGCAACAAGCCCCAAAGAATTTCTTCTACGGCGTGGATATCGTTGTCTGTATCACCAGCTGGTTTAGCGTAAGCTGCAGTACCTTTAAAAGGTCTAGCATAAGTCGAAAAAGAGAACTCTACAGGGGCTAAAGAGTTATTAAACATCTTTCTGCCTCGGCGACTAACTCCAGTTGCACCAGTTGCTTCTGATAAAGTAACTTCTGCTGTGTTTGTTGATTGAGAGAACGAATAGCCCTCTAATACTGGGATTTCCCAAACTTCGCTGCTGATCCCGGAAACGTATAGTTTTACGTCTCTACTCATAAAAATTGACATAGTTATTCTCCTATGGAACTCTTGAAAGAACTAAGCGTGAACATCTGTTCGTGTTAGTAGTTTCTAATATCGAACCTCTATTTGTAGTTCTCCTACTCCTAGTGGCTCTAGTACGCCCTCGTCAGTATCTATACTAAGGAGAGAGATTTGGTGTGTGTAATGTGTACTGCCTTGAGCGTCCGTATATAGTAGTCTAGAATTATTCTCTACTACTGTCTCTACATCTTCCATAACTGCAGCTAGCGCATCTTGCGCGTTTTCTTCGTCTACGTAGCATCTAACAGTTATGGTTAGAAATCTATCTTTGTATCCACCGCCTTGGTATTCTCTGGTTTCTTGTCCTGCGTTTAGGTGGACCGCAGGAAAGTCAGTAACTTCATCCCAAAACAATAGTCTAGGACTTACGTTATCGAATAGATTGGTCAAGAAAGTCCCTGTACCATCTATAGCTTTTAATTGTTCTGCTAGAGCAGTTACTATGGCGCTTCTTCTAGTTGTATAAGTTCTTGTAGTCATTATGTTCTCCTAGTAAAGAATCTGCCAATTGCAAGTTTTGATGCTATGTCTCTTATAGACTTATCTATTAACTTTCTCGGGTCTCGGTCTGAATCTGCAAACCTGGAACCGCTACTAGCCTCGAATACCTCATAGGGGTCTCTGCGGTACGTGTATCCTATGCTTGGCAACCCCGTTTTTGTGGTTGCTATGTCAGTAACTTTGACGCTGTTTGAAAATCTACCTGTGCGATTCTGTAGGGCAGGCTCATTCATGTTCTCTCTAATTTTCTCTGGCAATGCTTTATTTAAAGAAGCAATTAGCTGTAAAGGGGTTGAAGATACGCCTTGATTCTTTTTGGCTTTTTTCAGTCTTTTACGTTTTAAAGCAGCAGAAGTTACAGCACCTTTTCCAGCGCTATTCATCTTTGCAACTGTTGTAGAGTGCTTAACCTCTTCTAGTTTAGAAACTTTATGGTTCTTTTTCCCTTTAAAAGATTTTAATACTGCATTTTTTGCTTGTTTTTCTTTTATCTGTTTAAAAGAGTCTGAGCCTTTTAACTCTGTAAAGTATCCACCATCTGCTAACTCTTGTATTGCCTTATTTAAAGTCTTTTTGAGATCCGCCTTTCTATTCTTTGAGATACCGCCCTCTTGTTTATTATCTACGGCAGAACCTATGAAAACGTTCATCTGATCTGTTTTGGTATCTCGTACAACTTTAAGGTCTATCTTTCGTTTCTTAAAGAACTTTATTATAACAGACTTAGATCGTTGACTATCCTCAAGTACGGAGTTGTCTATTGCGTCTCGTACTTGCGACTCTACAATACCTTCTAAGTGTCCATGCTCTAGGTTGAATATGTCACCTGCCTGCATTTCTGTCTTTTTGCCTAATACTATTTTTACCGACTTAGAAAAATGCGAAGCAATTATCTTAATCTGTTGCTTATATGTGCTATATATCTTTGCATATCGGCTAGTTGTCTTAGCATCAAAGGAGGCAACAACCTTAGCGGCCGTAAAAGTATGCAATCGAACACTAGGGTCTTTGCCCGCTATTCTTTTAATCTCCGTACCAATATGTTTTATCAGCTTTCGAACATCTGGTTCAAGCAATGTCAGTATAGTATCTACATCAGGCTTACTTATATCGGTGAACTGGTTTTGTAGTACCAGAGTTAAAGCCCGTCTAAGACCTTTTCTAGTTACTGTGAAAGAGTGAGCCTGATAATTGGCTGTATTCTTTCGGTATTCAGTAGAACTACGGGACAACTCTTTATTCAGCTTTTCAAGAAACTTTTGCTGACTAGCTCTACTCACTAGTACGTCCTATAAAGGTCGAGTACTCTTTTAATGTGGTCTGGAAAAGATATATCGCTGCGAGCATTCTGTATAGTAGCGCCTTTAATAGTCTTGCGCTCTTTGTGCTCACCTTTAAGATAATAAGTTACTGTATCTGCTACTGCCAGTAACAAATCTGCAGGGGTTGAGTTATATCCTGCAGCGTAAGTAACTTTAACGGAGTTAATGCCTTGTTCCCAGTTTTGATAATGACCGCCAGAAACTCTATACAATGTGTCTGTAGCAGCGTCTAACTCTACATCATCAGTATTAGATAAAGTAGTATAAGCGCCTCCAATTTCGGTACGCTCCTGTACAGTTACAATTGTAACAATTGGGCTTTCCGTTAACTGAATTGCGTGTGTACCGTAGTTTATAGAAAGGGTCTCTACCTTATTGGCACCGCTATAATGATCTATAATACTGTTTCCACAATAAGTTTTTATTAATTGACTCACAGACGAGATAATAACTTCCGTGCGAGCGTCATGCTGAGTATTTGAAATGCCCTCAAGCTCTTTATATTCGGTTAGTGTTATTAAATTTGCCATATTATAAGTCCATTAATAAAAACTTGGGGGCGGCGAACCACCCCGAAGTTTAATTAGTATACTACTATTATGCGTCAGCAGTAAACTGTACAGCCACTGCACCAAGAGCTGATTGGATTCGTGAGAAGCCAATAGCCTGAGTTGCAACAATTGCATTTCGTTGGTTAGCTACTTCGTAGTCTGTTTCAATCTTAACGCCTCTTAATCGACCGATTAAGAATGCATCAACATTTACAGCAACACATGCAGTACCAGCAGAAGCCGGTGCAAGAACGTCACTTACGATTACTGGAGAACCGTATGCTTGACCAACTTGACCCGTAAGGATAGTTGCACGATCATTACCAATCTGATCAACAGTTTGGAAATCCGCATCTTCTAGTAACTTATAGTAAGCAGGTAGAGATACAATGTATGCAATCTTAGTTGGATTAACACCAAATTTACCCATTTTTCCACGTGCAGCAATCAAGTCTGCACCAGAGAACGCAGGAGCGCCATCTAACTGAGCTAATGTTGTTAGCGGAGTGGCTAAAAGGCCAGTGCCTTTATCGGTACTATCACCACCAGCCAGACCAAGCGTGTTGTTAGCAGTACCATAAAGCAATGCTTTATCGATTGCGCGACCATGTGCAACAGCTAAAGCTGAAGTGATCATAGGCAAGAAGCTAATCAAAGACTCTTCGTCAGTATCATTGTCGATAAAAGTACCAGCAATAACACGCTCAGTGTTGATGATTCGCTTACCAATGTCGAATTGACCTTCAGTACCACCGTTCTGTAAACGATTAGTATTAGTGCTAAGACCGCCAGCACCACCAAATACCGCTTCGTCTGCTTCTGCAGCGAAAGGAATGATAGTAGCTTGTGAATTTACTGGAATCTCACGGAATAAACCGGCAACATTAGTTGATAAAGAAACTTCTTCTTCAAATGCTTGAGTAACAGAAAGATCGATATTACCGTCTGTAGCTACTGGAGTTGGAGTACCGAATAAAGTATTTTTCTGCATAAGATCTTTAGCAAAGTTAGTTCCCATGCCTTTACCAGTGATTGCACCTAAAACGCTAGCATGTAAGAATTCTTTAGAGAAATCAGACTGACCAGATTTTGCTGCAAACTCCATTTTGCTGTTACGCATAGCTTCTAATTCTGCAGATTTCTCGGCAACATCAGCTTCATACTTCTTAACAACGTCAGCCATTTCACTGTCTTTTGCCTTAGCAAAGTCAGCTTCCATGTCAGCTTTTAATTTTTCTGCGCCAGTTTCGATACCAGTGCGGATTACTGTTTTAACTTGCTCGTCTTGAGCAGCTTTTGCTTCTGCAGCGTCAGCTGCGATTTTTGCTTGCGCTTCGTCAGCGGCTTTTGTTTCGGCTTGTTTCATTGCAATTTTAGCAGCAGTTTCTTCAGCTACTTTCTTAGCAAATGCTTCCAAGTCGATTCCGGATTCATTAGTATCCATTTTGATCTCCTGTTTTTCCGATTTCTCGGAGCTTGTAGGTGCATCACTAACCAGGTTGGATGATATTTCATCTTCTTTGGTCAGAGACTGACCTGTTAGATCTACACGATTGGTGA